CGGACAGCCTGTATTTAATAATCCAAGTAATGATGTATACGGACCCGACGGTGAACTAATAGATGTTGGCGTAGTTAACCACTGGAATAACGAAGCCGATGGTTTAAAAGGAGATCAAGATGCGTTAAACGAGTTTTACAGACAATTTCCAAGAACTGAAGAGCATGCTTTTAGAGACGAAGCAAAAAACAGTATATTTAATTTAGTTAAAATATACGAGCAAGTAGATTACAATGAAGGAGTTAATGATACTAACGCTGTCACTGTAGGTAGCTTTCAGTGGTCAAATGGTGTTAAAGATACAAAAGTAGTTTTTAACCCAGATCCAGGCGGAAGGTTTAAAATTAGCTGGGTTCCTAATATAAATCTTCAAAATAGAGTGATAATAAAAAATGGAGTAAAATATCCAGGAAATGAACACGTTGGTGCTTTTGGCTGCGACAGTTACGACATTAGTGGTACTGTTGACGGTAGAGGATCTAAAGGAGCTTTGCATGGATTGACAAAGTTTTCAATGGAAGACGCGCCAGCTAATCATTTTTTTTTAGAATATTTGTCCAGACCACAAACCGCTGAAATGTTTTTTGAAGATGTGTTAATGGCTTTAGTTTTTTATGGCATGCCACTGCTTGCAGAAAACAATAAGCCAAGACTTTTGTATTACTTAAAACGTAGAGGATATAGAGGTTTTAGCATGAATAGACCAGATAAAATTTGGAATAAGTTGTCTGTTGCTGAAAAAGAAGTAGGTGGTATACCGAACTCTAGTGAAGATATAAAGCAGGCTCACGCTGCTGCCATTGAAATGTATATTAACGATCACGTTGGGAGCAAGGGCGACGGTAATTATGGTAACATATATTTCAACGATACCTTAAACGACTGGGCTAAGTTTGATATTAACAAAAGAACCAAGCATGATGCTTCAATAAGCAGTGGATTAGCTATAATGGCTTGCAATAGACATTTGTATACGCCGGTAGCTAGTAAGTCAATACCTAAGTTAAACATAAATATATCCAGATATAAAAATGATGGTTACACATCAAAAATAATTAAATAAGTATGCAGTCACCTAATAATTATTTTCCAAGCCAAGCGGTAAGCGATTTTGAAAAAGTTAGCTATGATTATGGCTTAAAAATAGCAAAAGCAATAGAGACTGAGTGGTTTTACAATAGCAATGATGGTTACAACTATTATTCAAGAAGATACAGCTCTAATGGAGATACGTATAGAAGTCTTAGACTTTACGCTAGAGGAGAGCAGCCAATACAAAAATATAAAGACGAGCTATCTATAAACGGAGACTTAAGCTATTTAAACTTAGACTGGAAGCCAGTGCCGATTATATCTAAGTTTGTAGACATAGTAGTAAATGGTATGTCAGACAAAGATTATTCTATAAAAGCTTTTTCTCAAGATCCTTATGGCGCTAGCAAAAGAACTCAATACATGCAGTCTATACTAGAAGACATGGAGCTTAAAGAGCTAAAAGACTTTTCGCTAAAAGAGCTTGGTGTTAACATGTATGAAAATAATCCTGACACTTTACCTGACAGCGTTGAAGAATTAGCATTGCACATGCAACTAAATTACAAGCAGCAAGCTGAAATAGCTCAAGAGCAAGCTTTAAACGTGTTAATGCAAGGAAACAAGTTTGATTTAATTAAACGTAGATTTTTCTACGACTTAGTTACTATAGGTATAGGTGCTGCTAAAACTAGCTTTAACACTTCAGAAGGTGTCACTATAGACTATGTTGATCCTGCTAATTTAATATACTCTTTTACTGAGTCACCGTTTTTTGAAGACGTGTACTATATAGGCGAGCTTAAAGAAGTTCCAATAAACGAAATAGCCAAGCAGTTTCCATTTTTAACTGAAGAAGATTTAAAAGATATAGCTTCTAAAAACTCTAAAAGATACGCTAGTAATAAATATGAAAGAAGAGACAAAGACGCTAACGTTGTCCAAGTTCTTTATTTCAACTACAAAACTTACATGAATGATGTTTATAAAATAAAAGAAACATCAACAGGCGCTGAAAAAGCTATACCGAAAGATGATAGTTTTAATCCGCCGGAAAACGATAATTTTAAAAGAGTATCTAAGCAGGTCGAAGTATTATATGATGGCGTTTATATATTAGGAGCTCAAAAGCTTTTAAGATGGGAGCTTTGTAAAAACATGATAAGACCTAAAAGTGATTACACTAAAGTTAAAATGAACTATTCTATTGTAGCGCCTAGAATGTTTGAAGGTAGAATAGAAAGTTTAGTTAGTCGTATAACTGGTTTTGCAGACATGATACAGCTAACTCATCTTAAGCTGCAGCAAGTTATGTCTAAAATAATACCTGATGGTATTTATTTAGACGCTGATGGTTTAGCTGAAATAGACTTAGGTAACGGAACAAATTACAATCCTCAGGAAGCTTTAAATATGTTTTTCCAAACAGGTAGCGTTATTGGTAGATCAATGACTGCTGACGGTGATATTAATCCTGGTCGAGTGCCTATACAAGAAATACGCAATGGTAACGGAGGGGCTAAAATGCAAAGTTTAATAGCTAACTATAACTATTATTTGCAAATGATTAGAGACACGACTGGACTTAACGAAGCTAGAGACGGTAGTACGCCTGATAAAAATGCTTTAGTTGGTTTACAAAAGCTAGCTGCTCAAAACTCTAATACTGCGACAAGGCATATACTACAAGCTGGCATGTTTTTAGTGTCTGATATATTAGAATCTTTATCGCTTAGAATATCTGATGTGCTTGAGTTTTCTCCAACTAGAGACGCTTTTGTTCAATCAATAGGTTCTCACAGCGTTGCTAGTTTAGATGAGCTAAGTCAAATGCACCTGTATGACTTTGGGATATTTTTAGAGCTAGCTCCAGACGAAGAAGAAAAACAAATGCTTGAAAACAACATCCAGCAGTCGTTAAAACAAGGTAGCATAGATTTAGAAGATGCTATAGATATTAGGCAAATAAGAAATTTAAAGCTAGCAAATGAAGTTTTAAAACTTAGAAGAAAAAAGAAAATGCAAGCAGAGGCTGCGGCTCAACAGCGAAACATGCAAATGCAGTCTCAAATGAATGCGCAGCAACAACAACTAGCTGCTCAAGTAGAAATGAACAAGCAGTCTAGCAAAGCGCAAGCAGAAATACAAGTTGAACAAGCTAAAGCTCAATTTAAGTCTAAAGCTATGCTAGAAGAAGTAGAGCTTAAAAAACAATTAATGGCTTTAGAGTTTCAGTATAATCAACAAATACAAAAAATGCAGTCTGATAATATTTCTACAAGAGAAAAAGAAAAAGAAGACCGCAAAGATGAGAGAACTAAAATACAAGCCTCACAACAAAGTGAACTTATAGATCAAAGGAAAACAGGTGGTTCACCTAAAAAATTCGAGTCATCAGGTAATGATATACTCGGAAGTGGTTTTGGATTAGAGACATTTAGCCCAAAATAATTTTTAACTAATTTTATATTATATTATGGAAGAAAATAAAGAAAATATTATCGAAGAAGTAGTTGAGCAAGAGTCTCAGGATACTAGCAATGACAATCAAGAGCAAGTTGAAACAAAACAACCTACGTTTATGTCTGCTGACGACGAAAGTGTTGTAAAAGTAAATTTAGATTTGCCCGCGGCTCAAGAAGAAAATAAAGAAGAGCAAGAGCAAGTTGAAGAAGTTCAAGAAGAAGTTAAGCAAGAGGTTAACGATGATGAGCCTAATGAAGAACTTAAAAATTTAGTAGAAGAGGTAACTAATGAAGAAGAAGCCTCTACCGAGCAAAGTGAGCCTAGTTTAGAAGTAGGTTATAACGAGCAAGGAGAAGTTCAAGTTAAAGTTCCTGGCAATTTAGAAAAGCTAGTTGAATTTATGAACGAGACTGGAGGAACTTTAGAAGACTATGTTAGTCTTAATAAAAATTACACAGAAGTAGATAACGAAACTGTGCTAATAGATTATTATAGAAAAACTAAACCACATTTAAGCGGTGAAGAAATAAGTTTTTTAATGGACGATCAGTTCAACTACGACGAAGAAGTTGATGATGAAAGAGACATTAAAAGAAAAAAGCTAGCGTTAAAAGAGCAAGTTGCTAACGCTAAAGCCTATTTAGACGGGCAAAAGTCTAAGTATTACGAAGAAATTAAAGCTGGTTCTAAATTAACAAAAGAACAACAAGAAGCAATTAATTTTTTCAAAGATTATAATTTGAAATCTGAAGAAACTAAAGTTTTAGCAGAAAAACAAAAATCTATATTTGACAAAAAAACTAATGAAGTTTTTAACGACAAGTTCAAAGGTTTTGAATACAACGTCGGAGATAAAAGATATAGATTTAAAGTTAACAACGTTGATGCTGTTAAGCAGAATCAAAGTGATTTGAATAATTTTCTTGGAAAGTTTCTAGGAGAAGATCAAACTATTAAAGACGCTGCTTCCTATCACAAATCTTTATTTACAGCTATGAATGCTGATGCTATTGCCAAACATTTTTACGAGCAAGGTAAAGCTGATGCTGTTAAAGAAAGTATAAGCAAAGCTAAAAACGTTGATATGACACCTAGAAGTGCTCATAAAGAGTATAGCTCTGATGGTGTAAAAGTTAAAATTTTAGGTGATGATTCTTCTGATTTTAAATTTAGAATTAAAAAAAATAAATAACTTTAAAAATATTTAAAACATGCCACAATTATCATTTGGTGCTAATTTGAACAGCGTTCCTTCTGCTCAGCGACAAACGCTAGCTTCAAATTATTTAGACCTAGCGTCAACAGCCGGACAAGGCTGGGCGCAACAATATGTTCCAGATTTAATGGAAAAAGAAGCTGAGGTTTTTGGTCCTAGAACTATTTCAGGATTTTTATCACAAGTAGGCGCTGAAGAGCCCATGACTGCTGACCAAGTTGTTTGGTCTGAGCAAGGTAGATTACATTTGTCTTATACAGGTACAGTTACTCAAGCTGGTGGTGCTGTTACTGGTGGTATTGGTGCTACTTCTGATTTAATTACTTTACAAAACGACATTGATGGAAATGCTGTAACAGCTGCTCCAACAGGTACTGTCGATCATGGTATTAGAGTTAACGACACTGTAATCGTAGCTAATGCAAATGAAGTTAGAAAGTGTATAGTTGTAGCTGTCAACGTTGGCGCTAACACTATTGAAGTATTTTCTTACGATGGTACTGCTTTAACAACTGACGCTACTGCTGACGGAACTACTATTTTAGTTTATGGTTCTGAATTTGGTAAAGGACAGTCGTATCATACTACTGCAACTGGTGCTGCTACTGATAGTAGACCCGCTAACGAGCCAGACTTTGTATCTTTCAACAACAAGCCAATTATCTTAAAAGATTACTACGAAGTATCTGGATCAGACGCTTCAAGAGTTGGTTGGGTTGAAGTTGCTTCTGAAATGGGTGAGTCAGGTTACTTATGGTATCTAAAAGCTCAAGCTGATACTAGAGCTCGATTTGCTGATTATTTAGAAATGGCTATGCTAGAATCTGAACTAGGTAGTACTACTTCTGAAACTCCGGGTACTGGATTCTTGCCAAGTGCTACTTCAGCTGCTGGTAATGACCACGGTACAGAAGGATTATTTGCTGCTTTATTAGATAGAGGTAATATTACTGCTGGTATTGATGGTGTAGCTGCTGCTACTGATTTAGCTGAGTTTGATGCTATTTTAGCTGAGTTTGACAAGCAAGGTGCTATTGAAGAAAACATGATTTTCTGTAATAGAAACGTATCTCTTGCTATCGACGATATGCTAGCAGCTATGAACGGTTATTACGCTGGTGGTACTTCTTACGGAGTTTTTGATAACTCTGAAGATATGGCTCTTAACTTAGGCTTCTCTGGATTTAGAAGAGGTTCTTACGACTTCTATAAGTCTGACTTCAGATACCTAAATGATAAAGCTACTAGAGGCGGTATTAACGACGCTGCTGGATCAGCTGCTATTCGCGGTGTATTTATTCCAGCTGGTACTTCAACTGTTTACGACCAAATTCTTGGTAAAAACTTGAAGCGTCCTTTCTTACACGTTCGTTATAGAGCTTCTCAAACTGATGACAGAAGAATGAAGTCTTGGGTAACAGGATCTGTTGGTGCTGCTACTTCTGCTTTGGATGCTATGCAAATCCACTTCTTATCTGAAAGATGTTTGGTAACTCAAGGTGCTAACAACTTCGTGTTAATGCAGTAAGCACTTATATTATTAGAGGGAGATTAATTTCTCCCTCTATTTTTTTTAATTTTTATTATATTATATCATGACAAAGAAAAAAGAAACTGCAGCAAAAGCTGCTCCTAAAGTTAAAGTAGCACAACCTAAAGTAAAAGCTACAAACGATGTAGTTGATACGCTTATTAAAAAGCCTCAACTTAAAAAACCAGAATGGGAAATAAAAGATAGAATTTATTATTTAAAAGATAATAGAAAACCTTTAACAAGATCTATAAAAACTTCCAACATATACTGGTTTGATGAAGAAAAAGGTTACGAAAGAGAGCTAAAAAACACTGCTAATCAAAGAACATGCTTTGTAGACGAAATGCAAGGCGACCAAAGATTAGAGCATGTTGTTTTTAAAAAAGGATCTTTGTTTGTGCCTAAAGAAAAAACAGTACTTCAAAAACTTTTATCGCTATATCACCCAGATAAAGATAGAATTTATTATGAGTTCAAACCTGTTGAAGTTGCGGCTAACCAGCTTGACATTTTAGAAATGGAAATAGAAGCTTTAGATCTAGCAAGATCTATAGATATTGATTTAGCTGAAGCAATAATGAGAGCAGAGGTTGGATCTCAAGTATCTAACTTGAGCTCTAAGGAACTTAAAAGAGATTTACTACTATTTGCTCGTAGAAATCCTACTTTGTTCTTAGAATTAGCTAAAGACGATAATGTTCAGCTTAGAAACTTTGGTATTAAAGCCGTTGAAGCTAACATAATAAGACTTTCTCAAGATCAAAGAAACTTTACTTGGGGTTCTACAGGTAGAAAATTAATGACGGTACCTTTTGACGAGCATCCATACACGGCGCTTGCTCATTGGTTTAAAACTGATGAAGGTATGGAGATTTATTCTAACATTGAAAAGCGATTAAACGCGTAATTACTTTATAGAAGAGTAGCCACTCTTCGGGGTGGTTACTCAACTATAAAAAGTAATTGTATGGGAATAAACATAAACAAGATATATCAAAGAGTATTAGACACTTCAAACAAAGAGCAAAGAGGGTATATAACGCCAAGAGAGTTTAATGTTTTTGCCGAGCAGGCTCAAATGGAAATATTTGACTCTTATTTTTATGACCACGAAGCTTACGGTAGAACTAGGCACAACGATTCAGAGCATTCTGATAGATTTGATATTATTAGAGAAAAAATAGAGTATTTTGAAAAAGAAGTTTATGGAGCTTCTCTTAAAGTTCCTGACACTTCAGGTTTTAACTTTTTTTTATATAATATGTTTACGCCTGAAGACTTTTATAAAATACAAACTATACTAGTTTCTGTAAACAATAACAATCAAGCCTCTGGAGAAGTTGAGGCTACCGGATTTGAAGGCGTTGGTCCTGTTGATTATTCACAAAGAGAAAAAGCTCATTTTGTTAGCGAAGCTGAATATGTAAGTAAAAAAGAACTCATATATTGTATGAGCAATAAGCTTACAAGACCTACACTAAGAAGGCCTATATACACTTTTGAAGGTAGAGAAAAAGATTTTATAAGAGTTTTTGGAGCAGATAATTACCCACACAACTATACTTTCAATAGTCCTCAAAGATATTTTGTTGACCCTTCTTATGACACAGCAGCTCAAGGTGGAAGTCCTAGATTTAGAAGGTTTGATAACAACGGTAATTTAGATCCTGCTAATGTAAGGCCTGAAAATATTATAATAACTTACATTAGAAAACCTATAACGCCTAGGTGGGGATATATAACTCAGTCTTTGAGTTTTGATAATAAAGAAGTTAGAAAGCCTTTGTATGATCCTGCTAGATCTGTAGATTTTGAAGTTCATTCTTCTGAAGCTACTATGCTAACCAATAAAATACTGCAGCTAGCTGGTGTAACATTAAAGCAAGGTGATATAGCTCAAGTTGGCACAGGCAAAAATAACGAAAAATTAAACGTAAGAAACAAGTAGTATGCCAGAAGATTTTATTTTTGATAGATCGTATTATAGTGAAGCTTCGTTAGATGTTGGTGATTCTGCTAATAATTTAGCTACAAAATATCAACATACTGATTTACACGATTTTATAAATGGATTTTTAATATCTTACGTTGGTGAAGATAAAATAATAAGAAAAGCTAATAGAACTGAGGTTGCATTCTTTTCTCAAAGAGGTTTGCAAGAGCTAAGCTATGATACTTTAAAATCTATAAAAGCTCAAGAGTTTGAAGTTCCTAACAATTTGTCTTTCATATTACCTAAAGACTACGTTAACTATGTTAAACTTTCTTCTGTAGACGCCGACGGCATACACAGAATAATATATCCAGAAAGAAGAACTAGCAATGCTTTTAGAATACAGCAAGATTCAAACGGATTTCCTGATTTTGATACTGGTGATAATGGAGCTAACGACGGTGGCGGACCTGACGGAACTAACGACGTTCAAAGAATGAGACAAGTGCCAACAACTGTTATAACTTGTACTATAAGCGCTATACCCGCTACTACGCCTGATAATCCTATTTATAGATTGACTGCTTTTACTACAGGATCAGCTTCAGACGCTAGAATAGGTTTAAACGCTATAATAACTAGAGATAACTCTAATCCTGTTTTTAATCCTTCTATAAATACAAACATAGGTATTATAAACATTAACACTGCTGTTTCTGTAGGCGGCGATGTTTCTCCTATAGTTACACTAAACGAATTTATAGGCGCAGGTATTTCTGAGACAATTAGTTTTGGAACTTTTGAATCTACATCGTTAACAAACTTTAGATCGCCAAACTCTAATATAACAGACTCTAATATATCTTATGATCCAGCCGTCGATAATGGTTTGATGGATGTATATGGTAGAAGATATGGTATTGAATCTGAAAGAGCTCAAGTTAATGGAACTTACTACATAGATGACAGAACTGGTAGAATAAGATTTGCTTCTGGATTAGTAGGTAAAACTGTAGTACTTGAATATATAAGCGATTCGCTAGGTAGCGAGTATGAGATGAAAGTACATAAGTTTGCTGAAGAAGCTTTATATAAGCACGTTCAATACAACTTAGCGTCTGTTAGATCTGGAATACCAGCAGGAATACTTGCTATGCTAAAGAAAGAAGCTAGAGCAGCTAAAAGACAGGCTAAATTAAGACTATCTAACTTTAAAATAGAAGAATTTGCTCAAGCGTTAAGAAATCAAAACAAGTTTATTAAGCATTAATAATGGCTGAATTAAAAAGAACTTTTGTTAAAGGTGGTATGAATCTTGACCTTGATGAAAGGTTAGTTGGTCAAGGATACTATAGAGAAGCTTTTAATATTAGAGTTAGTAGCTCTTCTGAAGGTAATGAAGGATCTTTAGAAACTGTAAGAGCTAATAGTGAAATATTTGCTTTAGATGGCTCATTTTTGCAGCCTGGAACATTTGGACCATATCCTCCTTTTGTAAATAATATAACTAGATCTAGTATAGTAGGAACTACCGTAGACAGATCTACAGACCTAGCATATCATTTAGTTACAAACTCTGCTAGAACTAATTATCCTTTTGCAGATAACACTCCTCAAAGTCCTAACTACAACGAAGAAACAGACTACACTGGATTTGTAGAAAACACTATTAAAGCAGATTCTATATACGAATACGACGCTAGAACTCAAAGTTATGATTTAGTTTTTAACGACATCTATGAAATACAATCAGAAGTTCAAGCGGTAGAAGTAGATGAAAACAATCAAACGTATTTAATATTGCCTACGCTTCAAGATTTAGACATCAGAGAAGACATGAGAGTTTTCCAGATGGACAGCATAATAGGTTTTATACAGCAAGAAACAGTTGCTGCTCCTGCAAACGAAAACTTAGGAGAAATATATGTTGATAGAGTAGATAGAGTTAACAATAGAGTATTTTTAAAAGATTTAAACGGATCTTTTAATGCTAACATATTAGCTCCGCTTAATTATGTTAGATTTAGATCTAAAAGAATATTAAATTTTAATCATCAACAACAAAAAGGATATATAACAGGAGTAAACGTTTTTGATGGCTTGATATTTTTTACTGATGGCAACAATGAGCCTAAGAAAATAAATATACGTAGATCAAAAGATGGCACTGTTTCTAACTCAGTCGCTGTTTATCCTAACTGGATTTCTGATAGAAGATATTTTCATACTAGGTTAATAATGCCTAATCCTGACAACGCTGCAGGTTTCCAAAATATACCTTACTACGACTTCTTTGGCAATATAAACACGGGTACTGGCGGAGTTATAGAATCTAACTGCACCGTAATAAGACCTAATCCAGAAGAGCATTTGAAAGTTCTTAGCGACGTAGGCGTAATACAGACAGAGCAAAATGTTGTAGGTCCTAAAGTTGGAGTGATGACGCATCCTTTCCCTATACACCCTATATGGTCTAGCGGTAAGCAGCTTCAATTTGCGGTAGCGTTCGCTAATGAAGGTGGCTTCTTTGAACACCAGGTTGGCGGTAATGTTAACGATGTTTTAGGTGTAGATGTTCCAATGATTAGCTTTAATACAGCAGAGTTAAATAACTCTTATGAAGAAATATATGGAGACTTTTTTCTAATAGGAGATCCTGCTCTTCCAGGCAACGACGCTAGTCTTATATCAAGAAAGTTAAGCTGCACTTTGTCTGTTCCAGATGCTTTTGCTTATTCATCTTGGCTTTTCACAAGCTCACTTCAAGAACTAAACGCTTATTCAGTATATGTTGGAGCTGGTGATCAGGGTAATAGCAATGTTTTTATGCCTAGCCCAGGTAGTCTTTATACTCAATTTGGCGGTGGATTTCACCCTTCAAATGGTTACGCTTTACTTGGTGAAAATGAAGGTCCTGACAACGTTCTTAATTTTAGAATTCTAGCTACTGAACATAGCAATTTTGCTTTTCCAAATAATGATTATATACCTGGTAGTAACTTAGGCTTAGGTCTTGGCGCTTTAACTGTTCCAGGAGCTATACCTTCGGCGTTTTTAGATGACGTTAGTACACAAACTTTTGATCCAGATTCTATTAATGAAGACGGCTCTACCATGCTTGATCTTTACAATAACTATTACGGCACTTCTGGAACAAGAATTTTGCCAGGCACTAATGATCCGCGTGATTACGAATTGTTAGAATATTTTGATGCTACAAATCCAGTGATGAGTATTAATGCTGCTGTCGCGGGATCTGTGGTTAGCAGCGGCTCTCACCCTATTAGAAAAGCATTCCATAGAGGCGGTCTTTTATCTCAAGTAAACGCGATAGCTAGCGAGCAAGGATTTAATGTTATGAGTAATTACTGGGGTATAACTCAAGCAGAAGCAGACAAATATATACACAACGGCTGGTTTGACTTTAACGAAAATAATTTATTAAGACCAACTGGACCTGGTAGATTTGTAGTTCCACCACACGGCTTTAACGTTGGCGATATTATTATCTTAGAAGGTAAAGGCAACACAGTTATAAGTAGCCAAAGCGTAGGTCAATACTCAGACAAAAATTTAGCTGGAGAAAATTATATTGTTGAAAAAAATACAATACACGAAGCTGGACAAACAAGTCACTTTAAAAGCAACGGGCTTGATTTTAATATAGAACCAGTTGTGTTAGAATCTGGAGATCAAGGAGGTCAAGTTTTTACCAATGAGTCTGTACTATACAATAACCCATACGATGAAGTTCAATCCAGAAGACATGATGGCTACGGTGATAAAGTTAGAGCTAGAATAGTAAAAATAGAGCAAGTTAATATACGTGACAACGATGTTGTTATTTCTACTGTAGACGAAAACGGCCAAAGATCTCAAACAATACAAGATTCTTGGATCGATTGCAACGGGGTTGCCTATAATGATTTAACTGAAAAATTTATATTTCTAAACGAAAAACTTGTAGGAAAACCTATACTAGATGGCTCTGATGTAAACGGTGAAAACGGATTACCTCCTTCTTTCTTTTCTACTAAGTCTTTAGGTAGTCAATATATATTTACCATAGAGATAATAGATAATAACTTAAAAAAGTCTCATGAAACCTCTCTTAGAGCAGATTTAAGTAACAAGCATATAGATATTCAAAATGCCGTTGATGGAGGCGGTTTGCAGCCTGTAGGATTTGGTGATGTCACTAAAAATGCCGCCATGATGGAGCGTAATCATTTAGCTAAAAAATCACCTTATTTTGATTTGAACCAAGGCTTTGGATTTGTTGAAGGATCTATTCCTAACGCGCCAAAAACTTATGGTGCAAATAACCTTCCAATGTACTACGGGCCACCGCTACCACAAGTATGGTCTATTAGCTTAGCTTCTTTAGTGGCTGACTCTGAAGTTAGCGATGAAAAAGCTTTTAAAGATCAAATGCTTAGGTTTTCATATAGGTATCAATATATTGACAATGAATATTCTGGTTTAGCTCCTTTTACTACTGTAGTTTGGAGAACGCTAAACCAAAGTATCGATTGGCCTAATTACTATATATCTTTAATAAATGAAATTAAAAACTTAGATCTTTTAGATTGGAGGCCTAAAAATTTGCCTAAAGACGTTAAAGCTATAGAGCTATTTATGAAGAGCGAAGAAGCTAATAACATATACTCTATAAAAAAGTACGACTTTAGAGACAACGAATATTTACTACCAGCTAACGGATCTTACAGTGGCGTGCATAATTTTAAAGCTGAAACATTAGGTTTAACTTTAGATCCAAATCAATTGTTAAGACCTTTTGATTCTGTGCCTAGAACAGCTTTAGCTCAAGAAGTTGTAGCTAATAGAGTTATATACGGAAATTATTTAAAAGATTATAATCTTCAAGAAGTAGATATTAATAGTGAAAATCCAATAGATATAAAAGTAAATCTATCTGTTGAATTGTTTAATTATATAAATCAAACTCAAACAGATATATTAGATGCTGATGGAAACAGTATAGTAGTTGGTATTATACCAGAAGATAATGTAATAGATGCTTTTCAAGATTCTTATGCTAATCAAATAAATGCAAACTTTGGAGTTCCTTTAGAGTCTATAAAGTCTTATAGATCTTATCAGGTTGGTATTGTGTATAGAGACGAGTATGGTAGAGAAACGCCAGTGTTAACTAACAAGCAGGCTATATTAAAAGTAACTCCAGAGCAAGCTAAAAAAAGCAATAGAATAAAAGTTACTGTTAAAAATCCACATCCGTCTTGGGCTAAGTCTTATAAGTTTTTTGTTAAAGACACTTCTCTTGATTACCACGTGGCAAGTCTTGAAGAAGCTTTTCACTTTGTTAAAGACGATAACAGTGACCTTCCTATAGCTACGCCAAATGACTCATCTGAAGCTTTATCTGTTTTAGCTTTTAACTCTAATGATAGAAATAAAATACAAGAGGGCGATATATTAATACAAAAAAGAGCACATAGAATAGCTGGTCCACCTGATCCAGCTTTGACCAATATTACGTATGGTTATGAGCCTGATAACGACTCTCTAGAGTATGAAGTTCAAAGAATACAAAACGAAGCTCCACAAGCTATAATTGATGCGTTGACGGATACAGAAAGACTTGACGGAAAGTTTTTTGTTTTTGTAAAAACAGATAGACCTTTAATAATAAATAATCCAGTAGGCCCGCTGCCTGGTCCTAACACTCCAAAAACTCAAGGTGTTTTTGAAACAAGACCAAAGCCTAATTACGACTCTGATTTGTACTTTGAAGCTTCTCAAGCTTATCCAATTGTAATGGACGATGAAACGGACGAGCAGTTTATTAAAGTAGGTAGAATGGTTGAAGCTTTTGTTTATACGCCTGGAGCTAACTTTGATGGCACTCTTCAATCTAATGCTATCGTAAATCCATTAGACACTTTCTTTCCTACTGAATATGGTGTTGACACAAACGGCGATGGTGGTGTTGGTATTTTAGATGAAACAGCTTTTCAGCCAATTAAAGTTACTGCAGTTAAAACTTTATCGGGAAGGCACAGCCAAAATGACGATATATTTACAGAGATAGTGTTAGATCAAGCTGTTACGCTCACAGCTCCTCCAGCTCCATCTACTTTAACTTTAAGAATATTAGAGCATAGAGGCGATAGACATAACGTTGGAGAGCACGTTTACGTTACAGTTGTTGGCGGTGTTGTTAACTCTAACAGCGTTATAGTTAGAAGACATACTCATGTTTCTAACTTTAATTTAACAAACAACATAGCTTTGCCAATAGCTTTGCCTTGGTACAATTGTTTTACGTTTGGTAACGGAGTAGAAATATCTACTGCTAGAAACAGTTTTAATAGCGCTAGAATACAGAAAGGCGTGAAGGCATCTACTACGTATGAAGACTATGCAGAAGTACAAGAGAGTGGATCTCTGATATTTTCTGGAATATATAACTCTTACAGCCAATTTAATGAAACTAATCAATTTATAGAAGCTTTAGGTATTACTAAAAGATTTAACCCAGATCACGGCTCTGTTCAAAAGCTTTTTGCTAGATCAAACGATCTATTAGTTTTATGTGAAGATAAAGTGCTAAAAGTATTGGCAGACAAAGAAGCTATATTTAAGGCAGACTCTGAACCTGATTTAGTAGCTACTAATAGAGTTTTAGGTCAGTCCGTTGCCTTTGATGGTGAATATGGCATATCCACTAATCCAGAATCGTTTGCTCATTATGGTTTTAGATCTTATTTTGCTGATGCTAAAAGAGGCGTAGTTCTTAGACTTTCTAAAGACGGGCTAACAGCTATATCATACGCTGGTATGGACTCTTATTTTAAAACAAACTTAAGCTTTACTAGGGCATCTGCAGGAGCGTCTGCTGAAAATGCAGATTATATTTTTGGTAGCTATGATGTTGATAAAAACGAATATTTAATATCTAGCGAAGGATTTCGCGCTATACCTTCTATAGAGTATTCTGAAACAGGGTCAACTCCGGCTACAGATTTTGTAGAAGGAATAACAGTGGCTTGGGACGAAGGCTTAAATGTTTGGACTTCTTTCAGAACTTATGTTGCCTCTGCACAAGGCTACAGTATAAACAACAAGTACTTTTCACCGTTTCAAGCAAGACATTACGAGCATGACAGTTTAATCTCACCCTACGGAGCTTATGAAGGTATATTTGGTTCTGGGCTTAATGCAGATGGTACTGGATCAATGCTTAGACTTCATCAGCCTAGAGTCGCAGTTGTGTATAACGAAAATCCAGGCATGGTTAAAGATTTTACTTATGTAAATTACGAAGGATCTCAAGCTAGGATAATATCAGATTATAGTGATGATGTTATTTCTACAGAGGTTGACAAAGACGGTTGGTGGTTAGATGATATTGTCACTGACTTAGAGCAAGGCATGTCTATAAACTTTAAGAATAAAGAGAACAAATGGCATAATAACTTTAACAAGTATGTACAAGAAAAATTTGTTCAAGGCGAACAGTTTTTCAATGATCCAGTAGTAAATGGAGAAACAACTATAAGTTTAGGCTCAGTTGAAAGTGTACAAGTAAGTCAAACTTATCCAGACGGCTCTCCAAGCGCTATAATTATTCAATTTGAACAAGTTTCTGATTTATTTGCTTACGCGGTTGCACAAGATGATAATGGCTCTATATCTGACTTGTTTCTTGCTATAGTCGAAGAAGGACCTAACGATACTGTGTTTTTTAACAATTATCAATTTATGGGTCTCTTATTAAACATCGACGCTAGCAATAATCAAGCATTAGTAACTTTAACTGATCCGTTTAATCCAGCTACAGGAAACAATGTTGTCAACGCGCTACAAAATAATTTTTTAAACAATAATGTTTTTGTAAACCCACCTGCTCAATTATTTGCTTTTATTCAAGAATCTCAAAGCATATCACAAGGTGGAAACATAGACGGTGTGAAAGGCTATTATGCTAAAGCTATGTGGAGAAATAACGATCATAAAAACAAATCTGAGCTTTTTGCTACAGCTCTGAACGCTATTGAAAGTAGTAAATAAGTGTAATAATATTATAATAAAAGAATAAAATGAACTACGGAGAAACAAATAGCCCGCTTAAAGACACTGGAGATATACTTGGAGGTGCTGCACAAGGCGCGGCAGCTGGAGCTACGTTAGGCCCATACGGTGCTTTAGCCGGCGCGGTTATTGGTGGTATCGGAGGATATTTTACCGGCAAAGCTAATGATGATATACAAGAAGATATTGACGAAAAGCAACGAGCTTTTCAAAACAAGATAGACGCTTTTGTGAGTAGAGAAATATCAAATCCTTTCGCTGGTATTACCAATACGTTTGCTGGGCTTGAAAATCCTTTATCTCAAATATCTACAGAGAATAAATTTGAAGATTTAACTGTTAATTTAAAATCTGCAGATTATCAAAGACAAATGGCTGAAGAGTCTCAAGCTGCGATTTTACAAACTGCTAGAGCTGGAGCTGGAGGTGCTGGCGCTGTAGCTAGTATTGCTGGTCTTTTAGCTAGGCAAAATGCTCAAGTTAGACAACAAATTGCAGCTGACATTGGCAATCAAGAGGCTCAAAATCAAAGATTAAAGGCTCAAGGCGCTGAACAAGCTAGACAAGCTCAAATGCAAATAGGTAGAGCTCAAATGGATATTGATAGAGCAATAGCGCAAGGAGCTATGCAGGCTCAACAGTTTAGTGCTGAAGGTCAATTTAGAGTTGATCGAGCTCAAGATGAAAGAGAAGCTTTAGGCTTAGGTTACCAAGCTCAACAACTAGCCGGCGATACGTCTGCTGGTATGGCTCAGATGGAAAGTAATCAGCAGTTACTTAACCAAGGATTGAGTTCTTTAGGTAGCGTTGCTAGCGCTTTCGGTGGCTCTAACTTTGGTCCTCAATTAAATTCTCAAGGATTACCACAGAGTGATGTTCCAGATCCAGGGCCGTATACTGGTAGTCAATACGTTTTTACAGAATAATAAAATTATGTCATTAAACTTTTTACAAAAATCATTATCTAAACTAGCAGAAACAAAAGCTAGCTACGATGCTTATAAAGGCACTGGGTTTAATAGATATTTAACTCAAACGTTGTCTACTGTAGAAGAAGTTGCTCAAACAGCTATTGATGAAACTAACACTGCTTATAATCAATTTTTAAAAGGCACAGGTCAACCTATAAGTCAAGAAATAAAAGACAGACAAAAATATGCTAAAAGCTTGTCTGAAAAAACAATACAGTCAGACTTATCTCTTAGCGCTGATGTAAATAAAAATTTAGCAGCTACGATAGAAAGAAATAATAAAGAAGCTTATGACTTAATTAAGCAGTCTAAAAATCCTTTTGTTAGCAAAAATAAAAAAATAAAAAACGGCGAAAGATTAGGTGAAATAAAAAGTAACTTTCAAGTATACAAAGAGCATAGAGATATTTACAATAATCTAGTTACTCAAGCTCAACAAGCGCAAGCTAATCCAGATCCTTTTCCAACTTTGTTAGAGTCGAAAGTAGCTAGCGATTTGCTAGACGGATCTTTTCCTGACAAAGTTACTTGGGACCCAGTAATTGATGGCGAACAAAAAATAGGTGGCTATTACAACGATGAAGGTAAACTAATAGCAATACCAGAATTAATGACTACTAGCAAAGTAGACTTAGAATATGAGACTGAGCTAGCAGAGGCTATAGCTAACGCTTCTAAACTCGCACGGCAAGGCAAGTGGAATGACGCTACTAGAAGACAAACTTTTTCTGAAATAGCCGCTATAACTAAAAAAGATTACTCTTCTCTTAGGCCAATAATATTTGGTGGTTTTTCTGCTGCGAGAACAACCGGTGAAGATGTAAGTTTCGCAGGAAACTATTTGTTAAATATGATTAATAATAATCCTGAGTATGCTAAGGTTAAAAATATGCCAGAAGGTGTTGAAAAAAATGAGCTTTTAGACGCTATGTTAGACACTTTAAAAACAGAGAACTTAAGCGATGCTTTCACTAATTATCTTTTTGATATGGCTGACTCTAGCGCTCAAACTGTAATCAAAGCCAAAGAAGTTGATAAAAATGATAAGGACAAAACTGGTGGTTTAACTGATGTACAAAAGCAAAAACTAAACACGTTCGTGCGTGATTTCAACGAGGGCGAAGATGTTATACAATTTCCATTTAATACTAAACTTTCTGCTAGACCATTACCTGATGGCACGTTTGAAATATTAGAAAATGATAATCCTCTTACTTTATCTAACCAAAGTAGACTTATAGTTGATAAAGAACAGCTTATTGAAAGGGTGAGTCAATCAAGCTCTACAGGATTACCTAACGCGTATCTTAAAATGCTTAAAGACGTAAAAATAAAAACATATCCAAACGTTAACACTGATTTTGCAAAATAAAATATTATGGAAAGATATATGGTAGATGGGCAGCCTTACGATGTTGCTCCTCACAGAAAAGATGATTTTTTAAAAATACATGGCGACAAAGCTGTTAAGGTTGTGCAAGAACAAAAAGAAAAAGAAACAGTCGCGGAAAAGCCAACGACTCCACAGACAGTGGATGCACCTGCGGAGTCAAACGTTACGGCATCCAAGCCGGTAGATTTTTTATCGGAATCCAAAAGCTATAAGTCTTTCAACCCTTTAGATGTATCTGGTGATTTATCATTAGCTGTTGATCCTACAGGTGGAGTTGGAGCTTCTATTCAAATGTCTAACATAGATAAAGAGATAACTCCAGAAGAATTTGATCGTATACAAAAAACAAAAAAACAAAAAGAAAATAAAATATTAGCTCAGGAAAAAGCTGACGCTTCAGCTGATGGGCCATTGTTGTTTCTAGATTTTAGCCAAGAAACTTTTAGCTTAGATAAAACTAAAATGCCTAACACTAGACCAACTATAGATGGTAAAAATAGATCAGCGACAACTATACCGTTTGTAAGCGATGAATTTGACGGCTATTGGCAGCGTGCAGATAGGCGTTTTGGAGCTCAGAGAGAATACATAAATTCTCTTTGGCAATCTAGCTACCAGCAAGATTTAGAAACTGCTGAAGGTGATAAAAATAAACTTAACGAAAAAGTAAAAGACATTAGTATAAACTACTTAGACTTAGACGTTGACAAAGATATAGCTGAGCTAAACCAAAAAATAAAAACTTTAGCTGATGGTCCAGTTAAAGATGAGTTAATAAAACAAAGAGACGCTAAGTTTAAAAGCAAAGGCTATGTGCCGCTATTTAACGAAGATGGTAGTACTACAGGTTTTATACAGGAAGAATACGAAGAACAAGCGCAAACAGACGCAGATGACTTTCAACTAGACGAGCTAGAGCAATCAAGATTAAATTTATATTACGAACTGGTAGAGCTAGGTGGCTTAGCCGCTCAGTTTGAAGGAAAAAGACCAGTCAAAGATGAAAGAATATCGCCTTATATAAACAGACAAGCTTTAACAATTAAAGGCGCTAAAAGCGCTTTTGAAACTTTAGGTGGAGCGGCGAGAAACTTAGCGGGTGCAGAAGACACTTATTACGATGATATAAAACTTCTTGAATTTATATATGACAATAACAAGCTTCCTGCTAACTTAACTACGCTTCCAGGAGAATCTCAAATAGCTCAAAGATTTAATGAAACTTTAAGTAAGTTTAAAATAGCGAATAGAGCTATTGAAATAAAAGCAAACTTAGCCCCGCTAGAAGAAGAAAGCTTTACTCTTGAAGGTTTAGATAATTTGTCTGAAGGTTTGTTTGGGCAAACCGCAGGTTTTACTGAAGGCAACGATGAAACAGTTCAAATATTTTCTGACTGGTACAGTGAAGCTACTGGAACTACGTTTGATAAAAATCAGGTTCTTAGACCTGGATCTAGCGAGGTAAGAACAGTTATGGAAGGCGGTAGAAATGTAGCCACAGATTTAACGCCTTTAGTTTTAAGTATATATGCTACTAAAAAACTGCCAGTTGGTACTACTACAAAGTATATAAAAGCTGGTAGAGGCATGATTGAGCCTACAACTAAAGCTGTTTCGCTTGAAAAACAAATGGCTGTTACTAAAAACGCTATACAAAAGTACATGCTTAGAGGCAATAAAAGTAAAGCGTATGAAAAAGGGGTTAAAATAGGCTTAGGCGCGGCGGACGAAATAGTAAGATTAGCAGGTGCTGACGTGGTTGGTGGACAGCTTTTTAATGCGGAAGGATTTGTTTTTAATGATCAAACTGGAGATGTTAATTTAACTTTTCCAGGAGCTTTAGGTGCTGGTAATGTTATGGCTCAAAGTTTGATTAAAAAAACTATGGCTACTAAAATACCTATATTAACGCCTATAATAGCCAATGCTAATAGATCAAAATCATTAAGCACTTTTATGGGTGCTAATGTATCGGCTGGTGTTGGTACTGCAACGTTAGTGTTTGCAGAGCGCGTAGACGAGTATTACAGAGAGCTAATAAACGATAGAAAGTTTTTTGAAGCTAAGCAACTTGAAGAAAAAGACTTTACGCATCACCTAGTAGAAAACTATGTAGGCATGCTTATGGTTGGCGGACCTAGAACTTTAGGTAAGTTTGGCAAAGCGATGCAAAGAGATGTTTTAAGACTGTCTAACAAATTACCTGGCACTGATAAAGCTGGTAGACTTTTAGGCTTAAAGCATGGCGCTGAGCCAGAGGCTATTGATAACGCTGTTAAAAGCAAAATAAATGAAATAAAATCTAACAAAAACTTAAGAAAAGAGCAACAAGAACAACAGATAAGTGACATTAGAAAAGCCGGAAACAAGCTGCAATACTTACACGAATACAATACAGCTGTTGAAACAGCTAAGTCGCACGGTAATTACATGCAATTTTTATCTAATCAGTCTGTGCTTCTTAACAAAATAAAGCAAGGAGTTGAGCTTACGGCTAAAGAAAAAGAGCAGTTGGCTAATTTAAAAGAGTACGAGTTTGATTATATAAAAGCAGAGCTTGGTGTTCGTAAAAATTCTATTGAAGGACAGCTGTTTGATTTAAGAAAAAAGAACTTTGAAAATATAGTAGAGTCTTTAAACGCAGAGCGAATACAAGGCCCGCAGAGAGAAAAAATTATTGATCTTATGGATCAATATTTAAAAGTAAAAAATAAAAGAGATAATCTACAAGGATCTGTTCAAAAAAGACCTGAGCTAGAAGGTGTTGTAAAAGAAAAAATAAATAAAATAAACGAGCAGCTAAAAGAAATAACAGATAAAATTGATGTAGAAACTAAGTCTTTTGACGCTGTGTTTGACCGGATAATTAAAGGCGAGATCGAGCTAGCAAGAACAGCTGCTTTAGAAATGGGCATAAAAGGTTTTCGCGTCGTTAATAGTGATGGTATAGCCGCCGCTCTATACATGGGTGGTAAATATAGCTTAGAGTCTGCGGCTGCAGAAAGTAAAAAAGTTTCTGGTTTTTATGATCCTGTTAAAGACATTATATACTTAAATAAGCAAAGAATAAAAGAAACTAGAAGTTTGGGTGATCCGTTGCATGAGTTAGGTCACGCTATACTTAGAAAATCTTTAAAGGGGCCTGATGGTAAAATAAGCAATGAAGGTATAAAAATAATAGATCAATTTAGAAACTCTTTAACAGCTCAAGAGCAACAAATCATTAATGAAAGAGTTAAAAGAAACTATAATCCTGACGGTACTAGAAATAAAAACGAATACTACGAAGAGTATTTAATGGCTTGGTCTGATGCTGTTAAAAACAGAGAGATCACATACAATGCAACTACTGGTCAAAAAATATCTGATGTATTATATCCTGTTCTTTCAAAAGCTGGATTTGGAACTAACTTTGCTAAAACAGATATAAACGGTGAGAACATATTTTTATTTATGCAAGCGTTACAGCGTGGTAGTTTAAAAAAAGGTTTACGTAAAGATATTATTGAGTTTGGTAAAAAAGCTAGAGAAGGTGATGTTAAGGGCGAAATGCTTCAGTCTAAAAACATCACTAAAGAACAAGCAGAAAAAGTTGCCGCTGACTTAAATAAAATAAATGAAATAAAAAAAGCCGCAGACGCTTTTGCAGAGAAAAAAGGTTTGAACGCTTTTGAATTATTAGAAAGCGATGCGATTTACCAAAGAGCTTCTCAAAGAATAAAAGATAATATTAGTGAGACAACAGGTAGACTAACAACAAGCTTGACTAAAAGACTGTTTGATCCTATACCCGAAGACTTTACAAAGCCTCTAGGAGATACTAAAGACTTAGCTAGACAAAACTTTCAAGAGTCTTTGAGATCTGAGCTAGAGCAAATGGTTATAAGAGAATATAAAGGCAAGCAAGAGCTAGAAAAGTTTATAGTAAATAGAGGTTTTTTAAGAGCTCAAAGCTTAGCTAAAAGACTAGGTGTAATACAAGAAGTAGTTGAAGGTACGGGTAAAGAAAAGCAAATAGCAGACAAGCCTGGTATGGTTAAGCAAGGTAATGAGCTTTTACTAAACATGGCTGAAGGTGCTGGCCCTAGAGTAAGAGAGGCTACCCAGAAAGTATACAAAGAAATAACAGAAAGTGTTGAGGCTCAAAAACGATCTGGTAAACCTGAAGCTGAAATAGTACCAGGTAGCTATAAGCAAGTTAATCCTAAATACTTATCAGAGCTTGTGGAGTCTTTTGTAGTTGGCAAAAGAGTTGAGGTTAAAGGACGAGAAGTTATTGGTGATAAAGCAATGGCTGATCGTATTGTAAAGCAAATAGAAACAAAACAACAGTTAAACAGCAACGAAATAGCTATACTAAAAAAATCTATAGGTGATAACTGGCTAATGTTTGATGCTGCTTTGCCTCAAGGCTTTACTATAACCGGTGAAGCTACAATGGGTAGAATAGGTGGTTTAAAACCTTACTACAACGAGATGACTCAAAGAGCCACTCAAGAAACATTTGGTATAGCTGCTGCTCCTTCAGGTAGAAAACCTTTTGTTAGAATAAAAGGTATGAATAAAGAAACTTTCATGCAGCCGTTAGAAGCTATTACTAAAGCCTCAGAGAGTGGACCATTGAAAAGCATGTTAGTTGAATATGTTAGAGCTTTTGAAAATCAGGCTATGAGATCCAAGCTAGATCCACTAGGCGAAGCGTTTAAGCATTTAGCAGACGGTAGATCACCGTATTTATTTAGCGTCAATGAAAAAACAGGTATGTCTGTAGCTGATTTAATGCAGCAGGGCGTACAAATAGGTGCTATAAAACTGCAAGTTAGAGACTTAATAGAAAGCTTTGGTAAAGCTAACTACGAAAAAGTAGCTAGAGAGAAACATCCAACTGTAGTTGACTTAGTTGAAACATTAATGCTTAATAGAAACGAAACTTTAACTGTTGGCGGATCATATCAAAAGTCTATTAAAGCTGATAAGTTTACACCTAGTGAAATAAAAAATCAATTAACAGAAGGTGGTATATATAGGGGTAAGAAGCTAAACGATCCGACAACTCGCCAAAAGTATGTTGACATGGGCTTTGCTATAGGCAAAAAAATGCACCCGGCTATAGAGTCTGCTTGGATAGAGTTTTCGTTAGGATTAAAAGATGGTTATAAAGGTACAATTAGAGTTAAAGACTACGAAGCTCAAAGAGCTGAACTTAGAAATAGATCTTTTACTCCAGCTGAACTTGCTAAAATGGAGGCTGATATGACAAAACTACTTGGCGAAGGAGCTGTTGAAAACTTAGTTAACGCTACGCCTATGGAAATGAAAGGCTTTGTTAAGCAGACGCTAGAGTCTATAGGTAGAGAAACATCACTCCAAGCTAAAGAACAAATATTAGCAAACGCTAGAGCTAGAATAGAAAATATAAACAAGGCTAATCATGATATGTTGAAATACATGAACGACTTGTATCAAAAAGAATATGCTAAAGAAAATATAGATAATACTTTTGTATTATTAAATGGTGCTTTACAAACTAACATTGTGTCTGGTAAGAGAGCTATGAGTACTTTTGAATATATTTATTTAAGAGAAGGAAGACAAATAGGTTTAGCTAAGCCAAATAAGTTTTTACCAAAAACTAAAAAGTTACCAAAAAGACCTAACCCAAAGTATAACGAGCAACTGCAAGAGTATTATAAATCTTGGGAGCAATGCGCTGAGTACAAAGAGAGATATAACGTAAGATTAAAAGAGACTAAAGACAAAGCTGAAGCTAGAGAGCTAGCAATATCTGATCTTCAATGGAAGAACGAGCATTTAGGTGCTTCTGCTACAACAAATGCTGAAAGCTCATCTTATATATATTCTGGCGGCAAATCTATAACACTAGATAATATAAACAATGGGCACAGAACGCTTTGGGCTCCTAAATATATAGCCGACAAAGTATTAGATGCTAAAATAAAAGTTGGCGATAAAATGATCGACAATAAGGTTAGCTTGGAAGGTGAGCTTCGTATATTAAAGTTTGGTCAAGGTAAATTGTTTGGACCAGACAGAAAAGTTGTACATTTCACAGGTGAATCAGCCAGCACATATATAGCTAATAAAAACAAAGTTGCAGAAATAATTAATGAAACATTGTTAGCTGAGCAAGCAAGCGTTACAAAGGTAGCTGCTCCAAGTAAAATTCTAAGCTTTTCTAAAGACTTTAGGAAAATAAAAGAAAACATAAAGATATATGATAAAGCTATGGAGCTTGGTCGTATGCCTAATAAACAGTCTAGAGGAGGATCTTTTTTTGACTTTGACGAAACTTTAATAGACAGAGGTAAAAACTTTATTATAGCTACTAAAGGTAAAGAAACAATTAAAATAAGTAGCGGTGAATGGCCTATAAAAGGACCAGAGCTACAGCAACAAGGTTATAGTTTTGATTTTAAAGATTTTGTAAATGTTAGAGGCGGCGTTGAAGGACCGTTGTTTAAAAAGTTTAAAGAGCGACTAAACAAGTTTGGACCAGAGCACATGTATATTGTTACTGCTAGGCCAGCTGAGTCTGCTCCAGCTATATACAGTTGGCTTAAGTCAAAAGGTGTTGAAATACCGTTAGAGAACATAACTGGTCTAGGTAATAGTACTGGCGAAGCTAAAGCTATGTATATGCTTAAAAAATTCTCAGAAGGCTATAATGATATGTACTTCGTAGATGATGCTTTACCTAATGTTAAAGCTGTTAGAAATGTTTTAAATCAGTTAGATATTAAGTCTGATGTTCAACAAGCGTTAAGATTTAGCAAAACTAGCGACGTTAATAAAAAAGTAAACGATATACTAGAAAGTTCATTAGGTATAGAATCTAAAAAAGTATTTACAAAAGCTGAAGCTGCTATTAGAGGAAAAAAAGCTAATCGTAGAAAGTTTTTTGTACCTGACACAGCTGCTGATTTAGAGTTACTGCTAGAGCCCATGTATGGCAAAGGTAGGCAAGGTATTGAAAATAAAAAGTGGTTTGAAGATAATCTTATAAAACCTTGGGAAAGAGGTATAAATGATTTTAATAACGCTAGGCAGGCTATTACTAACGACTATATGTCTCTTCGCAAGAAAAACAAAGATGTTGTCAAACTGTTAGACAAACCTGTAGAAGGAAGCAATTTTACCACTGATATGGCTATGAGAATATATATTTGGAATAAAGCAGGGTACAAAGTTCCAGACTTAGCAGCTTCTACGCAAAACAAATTAATAAGACACATAGTTAATAATCCTAAACTAAAAGCTTACGCTGATAACGTAGCTAAGCTTACAAAATTAGAAGGCGGTTTAAGAGAGCCTACAGCTGAGTGGTATGGAGAAACTATTGCTAGCGAAATACAAGGTTTAGGAGAAGGCATTGGTAGGACTAAATACATAAAAGATTTTATAGAAGCTAAAAACGAAATATTTACTGAAGCTAATCTAAATAAAATGGAGTCAAAGCTTGGTAAAAACTGGAGAGAAACTATTGAAGATATGTTTGATCGCATGGAGACTGGTAGAACTAGAGCTGAAAACTTAAGTAGCTCAAGTAGACGCTTAATGAACTATTTAAACGGGTCTACTGGAACTATCATGAACTTCAACACTAGATCAGCTACTTTACAGCTAATATCTACTGTTAACTTTATCAACTCTTCGTTTAACAACCCGCTCATGGCTGCTAAAGCTTTTGCCAACCAGCCACAGTATTGGAAAGACTTTATGACCATCATGAACTCTGATATGCTGAAGCAAAGACGTCAAGGCTTGGAAATAAACGTTAGTGAAGCAGAGCTTGCCGCCGCCGCGTCTAATAGTAAAAACCCAGCAAAAGCAGTTATAGCTAAAATACTTAAAGCTGGATATTTACCTACTAAAATAGCGGATAGCTTTGCAATATCAACTGGCGGCGCTACATACTATAGAAATGCTATTAATAAATATTTAAAAGAAGGCTTATCTAAAGCAGAAGCTGAGCGTAGAGCGTTTATAGACTTTCAAGCTATAGCAGAAAGAACTCAGCAGTCTAGTAGAGCAGATTTAATATCTAAGCAACAAACAACTTTGGCAGGTAGATTCATATTACCATTTGCTAATACGCCAATGCAGATGAATAGAATTATGATGAAGAATGTTTTAGATATATCAAAAGGCAGGTATAAAGGTTTTTATGGTGAAAACTCACTTACACAAAAGCTTAGTAACATAGGTTATTATGGATTTATTCAATCAATAATATTTGCTGGTTTACAGTCTGGAGCATTTGCTTTACTAACAAACTCAGATGACGATGAATTAAAAGCTCAATCAAAGTTACAAATGCTTAACACTACGGCTGATTCATTTTTAAGAGGTATGGGTATTCAAGGTGCTGTTGTTAACGGTGTTAGGCTAGGCGTTCAAGAGTTTATAAAGCAAGAAGGTAAATCTTACGGCGCTGACTATAGCGAAGTTGGTGAAAGACTACTTAATATATCTCCAACCATAGGCTCTAAGTTTACTAAGTTAGACGCCGCTGGTAATACTTACAAGTTAAATAAAAAAATTATAGAACGAGAAGGTTTAACTTTAAACGGTCCTCTTTTAGAAGCGTCAACTCAAGTTATAGAATCTACTGCAAACTTACCTTTAAATAGATATTATAAAAAAGGTAATAACATACAAAACGCTTTAGATCAAGATTATTATAACTGGCAAAGAATACTAATGGCTGCGGGTTGGAGTAACTGGGGTTTAGGACCTGGTAAAAATGAAGAGCGTGTTAGAATTATTAACGAAGGCAAAGAAAACGAATATACTAAGTATCTAACTAAAGAGCAATTACGTAGAGAGAAAATTAAAGAGCAGATAAAAAAAGAAAAAAAAGAAACTAAAGAAAAATCTAAAACTAGATGCACTTTTATTAAACGAGATAGCTCTAGATGTAAGAACATGGTTAAAAAACCTAAGACTAGATGTCACTTGCATGATTAGCGTGTAATAATAAAATAATGGAACCGGTGGACAAAGAAATAGCACTAATGCAACAACGTATGGATCAAATGGATAAAAAGCTTGATAAGATGGACGAGAAGCTAGACATGCTTACTAAGCAGCTACTTGATCCTGATAAAGGTATAGCTTCTAGAGTTAATCAAAACACAACCGCTAGAAAAACTATGGCAAAAGCTATATGGGTGTTGTATGCTGCTGTAGCCGCCGCGTTAGCAAAAATATTTATAGGGTAATGGAAGAAGCTAAAAATAATAAAAACAATAAATAAATAATTAAAAATGGCAAATACAACAGCTACATTTTCGTTGAATAGCAACGATTTGTTGACAACAGCACCTTTGTCTATATCTACGTCTAACAACTTGCTTAAGGCAGGTTTGCAAATTGGTTTAGATCAAATTAAGCATGGCGTAGTAATAGCAGACACAACACAGAGAGATATAGTAGATGCTACTACTGACGGTGTAAATAAAGCTAATTGGATTTATTTAGTAAACAAAGAAACAGATCCAACTCTTTATGTAACCGTAACTGTAGCTAGCACTGAGTTAGGTAGACTTTATTCAGGCGACTGGATGTTTTTACCTTGTAATTTCGCTGACGCTACTCACGATATTACTATTCAAGCTAGCTCTGGTACTCAGTTCATGGAGTTTGCTCATATTCACGAAGGAGAAAATTTAACCGCATCATAAAAAAATAAAATGGCAATAGTAACAGCAACAATAGGATTAAGCAGCAGAGATATATCTGACAATGGCTTAAACATTTCTAGATCTTCTACTTTAACAGAGGCTGGAGTTAACACTGGCGTTGGCTCTACCACTGGACTATCAAGCAAGACTTACTCTTCTACATCGGCAGTTGAGCTTATAGACTATAGCGAAGATGATATATCCGGAAACGCAGCTAAAATTTATATAAAAAACACTAGCTCTTCTTCAACTCAGTATGTTGAAATAGCTATAGGTACAACCGGATCTCACGTTGAAATCGCTAGATTATACGGTGGGGACTGGATGTTTGTGCCTTACACAGGCGGGGCAAGTGCAGATATTATAGCTACTCCTAGCACTACAGACAGTGTTACGCTTGAGTATTTAGGAATATACTAAATGAAACTTGAAGTACTGAGGTTTAGCAGCGGTAGAGACTCTACGTCAGGAGCTTTATTTTCTGTAGTCGAAGGTGTTAGGACATTCTTATGTTATACACTTGAAGATGAATACAGAGACAATAAGGTTTATAGTGAGACTAGGATTCCTGCTGGTATTTATGAGATACGGTTTAGGACCGTTGGTGGCTTTCACGCTAAGTACTCTAAAAGGTTTCAAGATATACACAAAGGAATGCTTCACATCGTTGACGTTCCTGGTTTTGACTATATCCTTGTACACTGCGGAAACACAGATGAGCATACCGCTGGTTGTCTCTTGGTGGGGGACACCCAAAATAATAACATGGTCGAAGAAGACGGGTTCATTGGTCGCTCTACGGCCGCTTACAAAAGGATTTATCCTAAAATTGCTAAAGCTTTGGAACAAGGTGAAGAAGTAACAATAACATATATAGATTATAATTAGATATGGCAACATTAACATTTGGAATAAAAGAGTCAGTAACAATAGGAAGTACAACCCATAGCTTTGATACAACAGGCACAGCGGACGACTACGAGATCTCTGGCGTTAACCATGTTTTCCAACAAACGCTTGATATACTTCACACTGGCGCTACTCAGGTTATAAAGTTTGATAATTCAGGATCACCTGTCGAGTCTGCTGGTCAAATTAAAGGTGCTGATTTTAAGTACATGAGAATAACAAATAATGATGTTACTAACTTTGTTATTGTAAGTCTTCAAGACGCTACTCTTAATTTTGCTAAAAACGAAAAGCTGCTTCCCGGGCAGAGTATGGTATTTAAAACTATCAATTTTGAAACAACAGACTCATCAGTAACATTAGGCACTCAATTTGCTAACACCGTCAGAGCAACAGCCGACGAAGTAATAATGAG